CACCATTCCATTTAGTTCACCTTTGGTACTAAGTTGATTAGCTGTTCAGCCATAGACTCACATTCATTGACGCAATACTCTTCGTCACGCCATGTACCGTCCATATACATGAAGCATTGTTCCATGCTTGTGCCTTTGAACTTCTCTGGGCATTTCTGTTTATCACCTGCATGAGCACAGTCAAAGCCGATGACCTGCTTACCATTAGCCCATTCAGGTTTACCTTGATAAGTAACACCACCATGTACTGATATATCTACAGTATCTTCATCCCAGTCATAGAAGTCTAAGTGACCAATGGCTTCAGGTACTTCTACATAACCACAATGATGTGAACCATCATTTACTAGAAGCACACATGCATTCAGACCAGCTTTGGTTACCCATGATTTAACGACTTTGAACTTGTTCATTTGTTGATATCCTTGATGACTTTACGAATCTGTTTACGAGTTGGTTTAGCTACGAATGAATGGTCATAGTGTCTGCCTCTACCATCTCTAAATGATACTTGCCAACGCCTACCATATGAGATGTTAGAACCCCACGGCATAAGTATTCTGATAAGTTTCTCTGAGTTATAACGCTTAGCAACAACAGTTAATTTAATAGACATAAATAACTCTCCTGAACACCTAGATAGTAACTAGGTGCTCTATAGTATGTTTATTGGAATTGAAGGGTATTAGGTTATTAGTTTGAGTACTCTTGGATGAGTCTAACTAATACATCACCATGACATGGTTTAGGTTTGCAGAAGCAACCTAATCTCTTACCTTTAAGCTCAAGTAGTTGAAGATATAAATCAGGTTCTTGATGTAGTCTTGCACGTATGTATTGCAATGCATAGTTCTCTGCCATGTTCTTGAACTGTATAAGGATTTCCCCATAGACTACCTCTACCGATATATACATCGTATGGTTCCTTATACTTGTTAACTACTACTGTTTGAGGTTCATTTGTTGAACCAATGATTGAATGGATGATAGCCATGTGAATTCTCTCTTTTGCTCTACCCATTACTCACGAAGTGAGATGGACAGTTTAAGAGTGATGTATGAGTCCTAGACAGTACCTATAATCAATTGAAATAACTCAAGGTAGGTTACCCTATTACCTCTTCTCAAAACCTCTTGTAGAGCTTCCTAGGCCTATTCTCGAAGGTGTATATACAAGTACTGTATTTATATACATGAATATCTATCTAAGGCCCTATGTGTGTGCTTTTGATTTTGATGTGTGATTTTGTTTTGGTTTTTGTTTTTGAATTTTAAAACCTACTCCGAAGAGTAGGCATGGTGCTACCAGATAACAGTAAGGTCGATAGACATAGCGATTGCAAAGATAGTTGCTACAACAACAGCAATGATTTCTTTTTCATACTTAGCTAATAGTTTCATGATGAATCCTTGGTTTGGCTCATCCTTGAGCCTTGGTTAGTTATTTCTTGAGGTGCTTAGCAACCAGTGCATCGAACACTGCTTTGACTTCAGGTGATGCATCCTTCATGGATTTCTCTGCTTCTGCATGTACTTCTGCTACTTCTTTAGCAGCTTCCATTACATATTTGGTACGGAAGATTTCACCCTCTACCTCACGTTTGATAGCACGATGATGACGAAGGTTCTCGATTTCATCATTGCCCCATTCAGTAACAGCTACAGCCATGTTGGCAGTATTGGCTACAGCTACTGCACCACGTTCAATTGCATTCAATGCAGATACAGTTGAAGAAGATACAGCACCGAAGATACCGATAGAGTTAACAGGTTTCATAACATACTCCTAATCATGATTAAGTAGAGCACCATTGCTCCACTAGAGTCGAAGACTCATGGATGTGTGAAGTATGGGGGGGGGTATTCGGATTAATAAAAGATTGTGTGCAGTAATACTACTATTAGATGTAATTATTAAAAATTCTCTAACCCTTCAAAAAATAATAATTATTTATTTAGATGTATAGTTACTACAAACAGTACAATAGCTAGTACTATGAATAAGATATCATGTAACTTCATTGGTATTCCTTAGTTAATACTGTATTAAATTACATATTGACAGTAGTTAGTTAGTCTTTATTATATCTTTTACTATAATTCTTATCTAACTTGTTATTGATAAGTACTCTGATTATGTAGTCTTTAGTAGATTCTATTCCCCTATCTATACCATTCTTGTAATCCTTGTTAGAAGAGTTAGATTCAAAGGTAATGTTACTAATGCATCTAATAATCTTACGTTTGTAGTTAACTCTTGATGTAATCCAACCAAAGATAAAACCAAGAGAAGAGAGTATAATGATTTCGTTCATTGGATTGGTTCCTATGAATGTTATGAGGGTAGGGAGATGAAATGGTTAGTGATAGAGTTAGTTACTATTGGTTTGATACTAGTTTATGAAATGGGGTACAGATAGTACCCCTTTGTTTACTTACGGAGAAAGCCAAAGTAATCATAGATAAATGAGTTAGGTGCTCCGTGTATTACTCCAGAATCTATAAGAGGTTCTGCTCTTTTAGTTTTTCTAGTGCAATAGTCTCTTCTGGCTAAGACCCAATCCATCTCAGTAGCTGTTAAGTCTCTGGATGTTAATAGTTCTAACCATCGAGTAGCAGCCCTTCTCCAAAGCTTACGTTTCTCTAATGAGAGTGCAATTGGGTCATTTACCATAATCTACTCTTCTACCAATAATGAAGGTTTAGCAACAAACAGTTGAGTATCACCCCATCTGTCTTTGTAAGCACAGATTGGTTCACCATCAAAGTATCCAACTAATGTTACTTCAATGGAATCACCATCGATGAAGTATTTATACTTCTTAGAAGTAGATTGAAGTTCAGATAAACTTTCTTTAACTTCAACTAACTTTGAAGTCTGAATTACTTCAATCAAATCATATTGAATGTTTTGAGTAGAAGTGCACTTAGTACCTCGGAAGATACCTCTTTCTGAGTCTCTTACACGTTCAAAGGTAATTTCTTCACCAATTTGGAAGTTATGCGGGTCATATTCCTGTTGACCACGAACAATACCTTTATCGCCTTGTTTCCATTCAGAAGCCGGTTTAGTTGGGTAATCTTCTTTTACTGGTTCAGAGCCTTTTTCTGATAATTCATCTTCTGCATAACCATAGACTACACAAGAAGAAGAATGGTGATACATGGTATCCCCATATGCTTCAATCTGATAGTCACCATCAGAACAGATATCAACAATAGTTCCTTCAGTACCTGAAGAGAACCCACCAGTACAGTTATGGATTACACGAACCTTACGACCTACCTTTGGTTCTAATCCACCTACATGGGATAGGTACAGATATGGTTCAGAATCATTTTTATGCAGTCGGAACTCAGGGCAAGTATCTCCATCATCTCTGATGAATGTAATAATATCGCCTTCATAAGCCTCCCCACTATCATCATCCATAACCATCTGAAGGATATCTCCTTCTCTTAAGCCACGGTTATAGGCGAGTGTTTCATATTCAGTACAACGAGCTACACAGATTAAATCGATATAATAGGTTTCAGTATCATCGTTTACTTTTTCAGTATTACGGAATTCAGGAGTATCTGAACCATCATTGTTATGAAGCCAGAGGGTATCACCAACATTCAAACCAACAACATCATCATTGACGAGAGTGAACTTCATTCCTTCTTCATAACCTAATCTTTCACAAGGGGTAGACATTCTTAAGAGTCTCCTACGACTAGCCTGAAGCGAAGCGCCCCAAACGTAGCGTAGCGAAGTGAAGGGAGCGCGTAAGCGTAAGGCGGGGATTGGGATAAAAAAAGCCCCTAACCAGTAGGGGCAAAGTATCAACGTATTTGGAAGTGAGAGTACGTGGCGCGTATCTCTGTAAATATACTGATTCAATACACTTAGAGAGATAGTGGTTGCCCATTATTAATCACACCGGGCCAGTGCGCCAGATTCTGTTATGAGGAACTGGAATACCTCACTGATTTATAGGCTGTTAAGCCGCCATCAGAACAACATCATCGTTTGCATTTATGTTTTATGGTTCGTTTCTAAAAACCCGCATAATCGCTTACGAAAACTATCAAAGAGTACACTCATCCTGGTTTAGGAGTTGAACCTAATTGGGAAGTAGTTTACGAACATTTTTCACTTCTTTCGCGGTAACCACGACAAGTGTACTCATTGATAAGATGTTAAGCTGGTTAGGCCAGCAACTCCCTGAGTTCGGTAACAGAGTTCTAGTACTCTGGTATGTCTGGATATTAAGCCTTCAATACGGGACAGGGTATACCTGTTTTAACTCTGCTTCCTCTAAGGAAAGCAATCTTCGGGTTACTATGGCAGCATAGTAAAGAGAGTACTCAGGGGATATAAGACCTGTCGCTAATAAGATAGAGTGCACCTTCCATCTTATAGTCCAAATACTCTCATTACTATGCGCTGGTTTAAGCAGAGCCAGCTTGCTATCCCAATCGTCGTAGTAAAACGACAATCTGAGTTTATTACTTACCAGTGTTTACTACAACACCCTGACGAGCAGATTCAGCCTGTGCTACTGCCAGACGGGTTTCACGCTCAGCAGTAATCTGCTTACGTGCATCTTCCAGTTGGCTTTCCAGCAGAGCGATTTTATCGTCTTTCGCGTTGGATTTAGCGGTAAGTTCAGCCATTGCAATACGATGGTTTGCATCGGCATCTTTCAGTTTCTGTTCGAACTGTGCAGCACCTTTACGGAAGCCAGCAGATTCAGCTTGAGCCAGAGCTTCTGAATTATCAGAGGTGGCTTCAACCAGCTTATCTTGCAGTTCGTTCAGTGCGTAAGTTGTGACATGTGCCAGACCACGCTGCTGAAGCATATTCAGAAGTACGCCTTCTTCATCTTCCAGTACGCGCAGGCGCAGTTGAGCGGCAGATTCACGGAATTTGTTTTCGAATTCAGAATCCAGATTGTCCAGTTGGGACTGTTTGTATTCGATATCGTCAGCCAACTTAACGGTAATATCACCTAGACCTTGAAGGTCAGTGGCAATCTTGCCTAAGCCAGCAATAGCAACTACCAGAGCTTTGGTAGAACGGTCAGAAACGGTGATAACTTTTTTAACTTCAGACATTGGATTTTCCTTCAGATGTTATGAAAAAGAGAAATAAAAAAGCCTCCCTGCGTGACCAAGGAGGCTTAGTGCTATTTACCCATAGCTGGGAGGCTTGTACTCGTGAGCCGACTTTAAGGAAAGTATACCGTGGAGTTGATAGCTCCCACACTCAGTTGTACTCAGGCACCCGCTGGCAGCGAGTTCTTTACGCTGGGAAGAAGAAATTCATCGTTTTATTATAGCCAGAATCGATGATATCCATCTTGTGAGGACGGTCCATACGTTTGGCTACACGAGATTTTACTTCTGCTCTGCGAATATTATGAGACGCTTTACGGCGTTCTGCACGATTAGGTCCAGAATTCATTTGGATAAAACGCATTGGGATTTTCCTTGTATTGATTTGGTGGGAGTAACGAGACTCGAACTCGTACAGCTATAAGCCGAGGGATTTTAAATCCCTTGTGTCTACCGATTTCACCATACTCCCATTGGTACATCCTACTGGATTCGAACCAGTGACCAATAGCTTAGAAGGCTACTGCTCTATCCAACTGAGCTAAGGATGCATACCCTCGTTTTGTCCGATGGTAAGGGCCCCCATCTTCGTGCGCTTGGCTGGACTACCAGTTATTCATTTAAGAGTATGGCTATGAGAGGCAGGAAGCCCAGCCTTTTACATACTAATAAACATACCGACCGGTCACGGATTGCAGAGTTACCTGCAAGTTAAGATGAACAATATGATAGTAGTTACTGCCGTAACTCTCCCGAAGCTTATGCACTTGCAAGATGCATCTTAAGCCAGTTGCCATCAGTGAAAGCGTTAACGGAATTCACAAAACAACTCACACCCCCATAGGTGCAGAAAGTTTTAACAATCATATTGTTCAATATGGCGATGGGATAGGGATTTGAACCCTAATGTCGCAGATTAACAGTCTGGTGCTTTACCAAGTTAGCTATCCCATCATAATTGGCGGAAGATTGAGGAGTCGAACCCCTACCGTTACCAGCACCTCCGGGTTCAAACCGGATTGCCCACCACTGAGCGGAATCTTCCAAATTCTTATTAAAGAGTCTCTAACCATCAGCGGCGAGGTAACACCCAATGGATGTTAGACTTGGCTAGAGACTCATTAATAAGAACTTTTGATGAGGTGAGACTCGAACTCACGTTCCTTCCCTTTGCCTAAGCATTGGTATTGTATTTGCCTATTATACGACTCATCAGGTTCCTGTTCTCGTTCACAGCGTCAGTTGTCTATTCCAAACAGTCAATGGTCTACTCCCATCGTCGAGAAATTACCCTTTCCTATCGGGCCGCAACTACAAGTGTATTCCCCTAAGAGATACGAACTGTAGTCTATTGGATGGTTGTCTCAATTGAAATCGAACCAATGACCTCACCCTTATCAGGGGTGCGCTCTGGCCTACTGAGCTATGAGACAATTTGGTGGTTCCACCCGGTTTTGAACCTGGACACTCTCGGTTATGAGCCGAGTGCTCTAACCAACTTGAGCTATGGAACCATATTTGTTTAGAGTGTCCGGTGTAGCAGTCCGTATGGGTGCACCTACTGTAGCCATTACACTCTAAATTGGTGGATTATTAACAGTCTTGAGTCGTGCCGACTTGTCCGTATTCTTTCAACGGTGAGCAGATAGCTGTACCTGTTAATAACCCATTATATGGCGGAAGATACAGGATTCGAACCTGTGGGACATTACATCCTATCGGTTAGCAACCGACTGCTTTCAGCCTCTCAGCCAATCTTCCAGTATTGGTCAGGGTATGAGGATTTGAACCTCAGACAGACTGCTCCCAAAGCAGTTGCTCTACCAAGCTGAGCTACACCCTGTAATTGGTGGACTGTGAAGGACTCGAACCTTCGACTCTCTCATTAAAAGTGAGATACTCTAACCAACTGAGTTAACAATCCATAAAACTAATTTTTCCAAAGAGAGCACCGAAGGTGCTTAAGAGAGAGATGTACCATCAAATGTTATTAAGACTGCAATCTTAACAACTGAACGTAGATTGGATAATGAGTCCGTTACGTCCTAATACACCTCTCACTTAAGAATCTTCTATTTTCTGTGAAAAGTACTATATAGTACTGATAATCTATTTGTAAACCCCTTGGAGTAACTATGACTCAGTTATCTGTAGAACAGTTTAAAGCTGTAATGCCTCAAAATCATAAAGGCAGTGTTAATCAGGATTTAATGGATAAGATTAATAAGATTCTCTCTGACCCCATTATGGGTGAAGTATTGAGAGATAACTTAATGTCTTATACCCATGTAATGAAGGATGGTAAGTTTAAGATTGAAGACTACTTATCCGCAGTTAAGTATGTCAGTTTTAAACTAATGGGGCATACCAACTTTGAAGCTTATATAAAAACTTTCCCTGACCGATATCAAAACTTCTTGAACTCCGGTACTTCTACTAAAGATATCCATTGTTATGTATCTGCATATAACAAAGGTAAGTTAGTTAACCTTATCTATGAACAGACTTTGGTTCCAACTCATGTTCTTAATGCTGATATCTTTCAGAAAGCTATTAACGTTCAAGCAGATTTAATGCTTAATGCTAAAAGTGAGAAGGTTAAGTGTGAAGCAGCTAACTCATTACTTAATCATCTCAAACGTCCTGAAGCCAATAAGATTGAACTTAATGTTGGTTTGCAGGAAGGTGGTGTAATTAGTGAACTGAGGGAATTAACCTCACAGCTAGCTGCGAAGCAGCGACAACTGATTGAAGGTGGAGGCTATTCAGCTAAAGAAGTAGCTCATACCAAGTTAGTAATTGATGGAGAATCTGAACGTGTCGATGATTAAAGAAGACCCAATGGTTAAAAAGTCAGTTGTAGAGTGGCTGAATACTGTTGATTATGCCTCTCTCAATGATGGTAACTATGTTCCTTCTGTATTCGCAATTAACTATGTGAACTTTATCAAGATGGTTAATGGTGAAGCAGGCGAATCTAACCTTACTCCTGTTGTTCATCTTAAGATGCTTGATGAATTAGCAGGTAAACGTACTCGATTAGCCAATCTTTGCTCTCGTGGTATGGCTAAAACTACCCTATTTGGTGAGTATCTGGTCCTGTATATCGCCTTATATGGGGAGATTGATGGGTTTGGTGAAATCGAAGGTATGATTTATGTCTCTGACTCAATGGAGAACGGGGTAAAATCACTTAGAAAGAACATCGAATACCGTTATAACAACTCTGAATTCCTTCAGAAGTACATTCCTGAAGCCAAATTCACTGATGCATACCTAGAATTCACTAATGCTGATGGGCATAAGCTAGGTGTTCGTATGTTTGGTGCTAAGACAGGTCTTCGTGGTACTAAAATCTTTGGTAAACGTCCTGTTTTAGCTGTATTGGATGACTTGGTTAGTGATGATGATGCTAAATCTAAGTCAACTATGCAGGCAATCAAGGATACTGTGTACAAAGGTGTTGATTATGCTCTCGACCCTGTACGTAGAAAGATTGTTTTCAGTGGAACACCCTTCAATAAAAACGATATTCTCTATGAAGCAGTAGAATCAGGTGGTTGGTACGTAAACGTATTCCCTATTTGTGAGAAATTCCCATGTTCTCGTGAAGAATTTGTAGGAGCTTGGGAAGACCGCTTCTCGTATGACTTCGTTAAAGGGCAATATGACCTTGCTGTATCAACTGGACAGGTTGCTGCATTCAATCAGGAACTGATGCTACGAATTACCTCTGATGAAGAGAGACTTGTCATGGATTCTGATATCCAATGGTACAAGCGTAAGTCTCTTCTGTTGAATAGAGGTCATTTTAATTTCTATATTACTACTGACTTTGCTACTTCTGAAAAACAGTCTGCTGACTATTCAGTTATTTCTGTATGGGCCATCAACTCCAATGGAGATTGGTTCTGGGTTGATGGTATCTGTAGACGTCAGTTGATGGATAAGAACTTTGATGACCTATTCAGATTGGTTGTAGAGTACCAGCCTCAATCTGTAGGTATTGAGGTTACAGGTCAGCAAGGTGGATTCATCCCACTACTTCAGAATGAGATGATGACTCGTAATATTTGGTTCAATTTTGCTTCTGATGGCAATAACAGTAGACCGGGTATTCGACCTAACAGTAATAAAATGGTGAGATTCAACTCAGTTCTTCCTTGGTTCAAAGCGGGTAAGATGTATTTCCCTGAAGAACTCAAAGAAGAGAAGATTATGTTAGAAGCTATGGATGAGCTTCAGTTGGCTACTGTAGAAGGCTTTAAGAGCAAGCATGACGACTTCATTGATACCATTAGTATGTTAGGGTGTCTTAAGGTATGGAAGCCTTCACAAGGCTCTACAGGAGGTGTACAGGATGATGGTATATGGGACATGCCTGAACCTACCCAATCCAATGGAATAGATAGTTATCTGGTTTAACTCTGGCTTATAATGTGGTGACGTTAACTCTCGGAGCTACATTATGAAATTGTCAGAATTATTTCAGATGTTATCTGTAGGTGAGTTAAGCCTCATTCGAACTGGTAATGATGGACAGGGTATTCGTACTCAAGATTATCCTAAAGTTATTGCTCAATTGAATGCTGGCTTAACTAACCTTCATGCCAGATTTCCTCTGTTAGAAAAAGAAGTAATCATTCAACAATATAAGCAGATTACTAAGTATTATCTGCGTAGTGAGTTTGCTCAGATGAATTCTACTTCTACAGAGAAGTATAAATATCTTATGGATACACCTACTGAAAGATTCTTAGATGACGTTATTAGAGTAGAAAGAGTCTTTGATGAATGTGGGTGCTGTTTATATTTGAATGATGGTCCGTCATGTGGGTCAATTGTTACACCTTCATTTGATTGTATTCAGATTGTTTATCCAATTGAAACCAATGCATTGTTTGTGACTTATAGGGCAAATCATCCTAAGATTGCACTAACGACTACTGACCTGAATACTGAAATTCGTATCCCTGCTAGTCATGAGAAAGCACTAACGTACTACATTGCTTCACAGCTTTATTCTAATTCCCCTAATTCTGAGACAGCAGCTAAAGGAATTGAGTGGAGTCCGAGATTTGAAGCAGAATGTACGAAGATTGAGAATTTAGATTTGGACAATGCACATATTGGACAAACCAACGTTAAACCAGAAATGAGAGGATGGGTATAAGATGATTCGAACTACGAATTCATGCTGCGGTAATGAAGCTGGGCTGGTGGAAAAATTCATTGGTACTGCTTACGATGTAGTTAAAACTGTATATGATAATCTGGGTGAGATTCAGTTCATCTATAATTTTTTAAATGATTATGGTGTATTGATTACAGTTGACTCAGTTACAGAGTTACAGGAATTACCTACAACTGCTAAGTATACTCGTGTGTATTCTTCTACCCCTACAGGTGTCAGAATCTACACTGATTACCTCTATGTAGAGGGTGACCGTACTGGAGGATTACCAAGTGACCCTACTGCTACTGGTAGCTGGGTAGTTGTTGGCTCATCTAATAGTGGTGCTGCTACAGGCACTGGTGCATATATCCCATTTGTATTTAATAATGGTTCTGCTGCTGGTGGAGAAACTACTATTGTAGTTCCTGATTACACTAATGGTGTTCCAGAAATTTATGTGGAAGGTTTCCGTCAACAGGTAGGTAGAGGATTTACTTTTAACTCTGTTAATCTGACTGTTACTTTAGCCCAGCCATTAGAGCAAGGTGATGAAGTTGTTCTGATGCTCTCAGGTAATCCTGCTGTCCCTGATAATCCAAACATTGATAGTTGGACTGTTATTAACTGGATTTATAACAATGGTGCAGCAGTTGGTGGGGAACAGGTAATTGCTATTCCATATACCTTCCAAACTGTACCAGCAATCTTTAAGAATGGATTGAGATATCAAGGTGGATTATCAACTCAATCTTATACTGTAGACCAAGATAACAAACGTATCTTACTGACTGAACCATTATCTACTAATGACAGATTAGTAGTTCAGCTTGGAGGTGAGTTAGTTACATTGGAGGCTCCAGATAGAAGCCTATATGAGATTGCTAGAGCAACTAACATGAAGGACTCAGAGGTTATCAAAAGTGATAACACTGTAGAGACTCTAAATGGTAAGCGTATCCTGTATGATATTGTGTCTCAGGTTTACTACTGGATTCCTTCTAGTGTTCCTAACAACGTATATATCCAAAGTGTAGTGAATGGTCAGTTAACTTATTTGCCGGGTAATATTGTAGTAACCTTGACTCCTATTGTTACGTTAGGACTGAGTGGTACTACTGCACAAAGACCTATTGGAGTATTAACTGGTACACAACATTTTGATACTACGTTAGGTAAACCTATTTGGTTTAATGGAACTGCATGGGTAGACTCAACTGGTACTGTTGTATAAGAAAAAATAGAGGTATTTATGAATCAGTTATTTAGTCAAGGTGGTAAGGGTTCTGCTGGAATCTTAACCAATAAACAAGCAGTAGCCAGACACTTTGGTGTTAAACAATCTGAGGTTGTTTACTTTTCTGTAGGTGTAGATTTAGGTGGATATAAGGTTATTTATGACAAGACGTCACAGAGAGCTTATTCCTTACCTACTGGTATTGTTTCTGGTACTACTGCCATCAGTCTTAGTACTGCTGCTGTACTTGTACATTCAGCAGGTTCTATAGATTTAGGTGCATTAGCTGTATCTAGGGAAGAATATGTAACTTTACCTGGTTCATTTGATTCTGGCTCTACGATTAATGTTAAAAATGAATTACTTACTTATACGGATGGTAAGTATCGCTGGGATGGGGCATTACCAAAGGCTGTAGCTGCTGGGTCAAACCCCGAATCTACTGGAGGTGTTGGTTTAGGTGCTTGGGTTAGTGTTGGTGTTGTATCACTAAGAAGTGATTTAGAATCAATATACGGCCCTAATTTAATTGGTGGC